CAATTGCTTATAAAAGTTATCCTTATTTTTCATAATAAATTTTTTTAATCCGTTTTCATATCCTATTTTTCCTGCTTCTGATAATTCTTCTGAGGTCAATTTATGAATTCCAATTTCTTTATCTTTTAATTTTTTTCCATTACTTATTCTTTCATCTAAAGATAATCCACATATACCCGTTTTATTGAGTTTATTTTTTTCTCCCGACATCTTTCCGCCAATTTTACCATATTCACTTAACATAAATTTAGATGCCAATCCCAATCCCCGCGAATAACCTAATTTACCTCCAATTTTAGAATATTCAACAGAAATTATACCCCCAACATTTTCATTTAGACACCACTTATCAGTGTTATAAAATGGTCTTATTAACCGTTTTTCTACTTCTTGCGCCATAATATATCCATTATCACTATAATCAAATAATTCTAATATTTGTTTCTTTGGGGTATAAAAATCCCAAACCCATTTATGAGTTTGTGAGGACCCCATATAATATTCATCAAATTTCTTTTCTTTATGAATACCATAATAATAATATAAAACTTCCTCAAAAGTAATTTTATATAAGTATATTCTTGGACTTTGTAGAGTCATAACTGCTCTTTTGTTGGGTGCAATAATATTTATATGAGAAAAGAGGCATTTCTGCCCCTTTCCTACCTGTGAAGATTGCACCCAACGCAGGCATTTTTATTTATCTTCATGCTTATAATGCTCCAATTCAATCCAGCGAAGAAGAGCATTAATCTCAGCCTTTTTTTCTGCAATCATATCAAATTTTTTATTGAAGAGATAAAAATTTAATGCTTCAATAACAACTTCTCTATCTCGTTGAGAAATAAGAGACATAAACCTCCTGATTCGTTTCTTATTATACTGGAAAGGGGAGTCGTTGTCAACCCCCCATTATGTATATTACTGACCGATACGATTTACAGCAAGTCGTGAGCGATTCAAAATGCTTCCAGAAAGAGGGACATAACCCAAGTCATCAGCAATTCCTTGTGCCTTACCACTCAAAGCATAATTGATGGCAGCACGAATATCACTTGCTTTAGCACCATTACCATTCTTATAGGCAAGAATCCAAGTCAGAGTTGAGATTGGATATGCATTTGCACCAGAAGGATTTGGGTCTTCACCAGCAAGAGTTACAGGGTCAAGTTTGATGTTATTCAATGCTGCAGCACCAGACTTTGCGGTAGGAAGAACAAACTTACCTGCCTTATTTTGAATTGCTGCTGCCTGAAGACGATTTGCCTTCACAAATCCAGTATTCACATAACCAATGGCACCAGGAGTTTGTCGGATGTTTCCAGCAACACCTTCGTTACCTTTACCACCAACACCAACAGTCCACTTGACTGCCTTACCTACACCAGGACCCCAACCACCAAAAGCGTCCAGAGAATTAGTGAATGCAAAAGTAGTTCCAGACCCATCAGAACGATATACGACCCTCATCGGACCTGCAGCACAACCGACTTGTTTCCAGTCTTTAATACGACCAGAGAAAATATCAACGGTTTGCTTTTGAGTCAGTTTCAGATTACAACCAGGTTTGTTATAAGCAACTGCAATAGTGCCACCAACCATAGGAATCTGAACGACACCACGCTTGACCTTTGCTGCTTCTGATGCCTTGATAGGTTCATCAGAGGCACCAAAGTCAACAGTTCCTGCAATATATTGACGAACACCGGCACCAGAACCAACTGACTGATAATTTACACGATTACCAGTTTGTTGAGAATAATCTTGAAACCAACGTTGATAGATGGGTGCAGGAAAAGTAGCACCAGCACCATTCAGAGCAGGTCCAGCAAGTGCAGCAAAAGGAGTAGCAATAAGACTTGCTGTAAAAATTTTAGTAGCGAGTTTCATAAAAATTGATAGACTACGAAAGAATTATAGTATATGAAAGTTAAAAGATAGTTAAGTGCCGCCAAACACCAAAAAACCTCCCCGAAAGGAGGTTTAAAGGTATCAGGAGGATACTATCAGAAGGTAAACTTCGTCTGAATCACACCACCAACATTGCTGGAAGCACCAGAGAATGCTTGGTTGTTGGAGACATAGAACAGAGCGGGAGTGACGCTGATGTTATCGCTCACACGATACTTATAGAACACTTCCCACATCGTTGCGTTTGCAGGGAGTCCCTGTGCATTGCCAGGTTGTCCGATAGCAAATCCAGCACCATTACCCTTCACAAAGACATCGCTCCACTGAAGACCTGCCATCCAAGTCTGGGAGTTGGTTGCATTGGTAGGAGTAGAAGGTCCTGCAACATAGTTCCAACCATAAGCAGCAGAAACAGAAGGAACCCAACCACTCTGCAGAGGTTGCCAGTAAGCATTGATTGCATAACCGTTAGAACCTTGATTTCCAGCAAGCGTTCCAGTAGCACCATTCAGACCATTGAAGGTACGAATGCGGGTGCCTTGAGTGCCGTAACGATAACCGAAAGCAACACCCCAGTTAGGAGCACGATAACCAAGTTGTGCCAGAGTATTCAGACCACCAGTGGAGTTGAATACACCAGTCGAACTATTGTCACCATCTTGAGCAACATAGTTAAGACCAGCAACGATACCACCTTTCTTACCAGGTTGGACATACTGAACACCGAAACCTTGTCCAGTTGCCTTATTGTAGACACCAGGAGCACCAGCAACTTGGAAGAAGTCAAGAATTTCCGACTTATAAGCAGAAGGAATCCATGCCATCTCAGTGTTACGAACCAGAGCACCAGCAGTCAGAGTTACACCCTTAGCAAGGGCAGGGAAACTGTAGTATAAACGGTCAATGATTACACCATCGGCAGTGGTTTCTGCCTTATCCAGTTTAAAGAGTGAACCAGAGGAACCAAAAGGTTGACTGGAGAAATTACCACTACGCAGACGAGTGCGGAGCAGATCCTTACCAGTAAATGAAGTATCAAAATTCAGACGGAGGTCATAGTTGAAAGCAGTGTTTCCAACTTGAGTTCCATTACGAAGTTGAGCGCCATTTACACCACCAAGAATGAAGTTTGCTTCACCACGAAGTTTGGTAGTGGTGGAGAACTGTTGTGCTTCCAGAATACCAACTTTGGTTTCCAGACCATCAACACGACCACGAAGGGTAGCAAGCTCAGTTTGGAATTCTGCCAGAAGACGCTTCAGTTCGTCAGTGGTTTCCGAAACACGGTCAAGGCAAGCATTCAGAAGTGCTGCTGCCTCAAAACGAGTCATTGCCTTTCCGCCACCAAAAGTTCCGTTAGGGTAACCAGCAACACACCCATAACGCTCTACAAGATTGGAAAGTGCCTGATATGCCCAATCGGTAGGTTGGACATCAGAGAATTGTGAAACACTCGTAACCTGACTCTCGGAGTATTGATTGACTGCTACCATATTCAGATCTGCGGCATTCGCAGCAACAGGAGCAACCATTCCCAGAGCAACAGGTGCAAGCATCAGTTGATTGAGTTTCATAAAAAATTTGTTTTTAGTACTAAACGACGTATTGTGTGTTGTGCAAGTAGTTGAGGCACAATCACTTCACGGTATTTATCTTAACATTTTCTTTGGGATTGGTCAAGCCCTTTTCGGTATTTACGATTCTTATAAGCGGATTAGGGGATTCGAACCCCTGACGAACTGCTTGGAAGGCAGCCATTCTACCACTGAATTAAATCCGCAGAGGGGGGAGATTGCTCTCCCCGCGCATCTTCCTTCACACAAAAGAAAGTATAAGACATAATGAGTATTATGTCAAGAGCCAGATGACGGATTTGAACCCTCGACCTTCCGCTTACAAGGCGGATGCAACTACCACTGTGCTAATCTGGCAAATGGGTAACGAGTGCCCGTCACCCGCAGAAGACACTTTCTGCAACTGGCGGGGGTGATCAAATCCCCGACCTAAGAAATCTTAGGATTTAGTGAGTCGGATATGATGATCCCGACTCATATGAAAGATCCAGACATTTCCAGACCTTCCAACTCCCCCTCCTGGGATCGAACCAGGGACATTCTGATTAACAGTCAGACGCAACTACCGCTGTGCTAAGAGGGAATAAATTTATAAATAATGGTATAATATTTATTTTTAATACCAATATGCCTAAAAAAGAAACTAGAACTTATGCAGAAAGAAAAGCAAAAAATCCTAATTGGGCAAAAAATATGGCAGATAGAGTTTGCAAATCTAGAAGAAAAACTGTTGCTCTAATAAAAGAGGAAGCAGGTGGAAAATGCTGTATTTGTGGATATAGCAAATGTATTGCTGCTTTAGATTTTCATCATTTAGATCCAAATGCCAAAGAAGGAGGTATTATAGGCACAACTGCTTCGTTAGAGAAGCAAAGAGAAGAAGCAAAAAAATGCATTCTAGTTTGTGCAAATTGCCATCGTGAAATTCACGCCGGACTTACTATGTATAAGGGAAAGGAGAGCTCTTGGACGAATCCGCAGGATCACTTCCCCAGTGGAGAATAGCAGAATCGAACTGCTAATAAGTGCTTGCAAAGCACCCGTTATACCGTTTAACTAATTCCCCAAATTGGAGGCGGGGGGTGGAGTTGAACCACCTACCTGAAGCTTATGAGACTTCTGTGCAACCGTTACACTTCCCCACGATGAAGGGTTAAGTGTGGTATGCCTCAAGGACATATCAGGGACTTAACCTCTGTCTTTTATATATTAGGGTATTTTCAAAAATTTGTCAACCCCCTACTGAAACAAATAGTCCTTCCATTCAGAAACTTTTGTTTTCTGAATATCAAGTATCACTCTACTAATTGGTGCTTGTGGAATACTCTTTAAGACCATATTAGTCTCTTTAAGAAGTTTATTTCCTTTTTTGAGATTACAAGATGTGCAACAAGCAACTAAATTATCCCAAGTATCTTGACCACCTTTTGAGCGGGGAATTATGTGGTCAATTGTAAGGTCATTTTTAGACCCACAATACTGACATTCATAATCATCCCGTTTATAGATGAGAGCTCTCGTTGGGTAATCTGATCTTCCATAGGAAAATGGAATTTTTACATAATTCACCAAACGAATAATTCTCTTGGAGATAAGTTTTGCTTTCTGTTTAAAAAGTAAAACAATTGCACGTTTCCAATTAGTGAAGTGTAGTGGCTCGTAAGAACTATTCAAAACTAGTATAGTTGAGTATGGTTCTACTAATTCCATTTTCCTATCACACCTCTCGTTGCTATTTAGATTTAAATGGCACCCTCTGCAAGATTCGAACTTGCGACTTCTTGGTTCGTAGCCAAGCACTCTGGTCCACTGAGTTAAGAGGGCAGGCGAAGGATGAGGGACTTGAACCCCCACTAACGGTTTTGGAGACCGTCGTGCTACCAATTACACCAATCCAACAAGGTGTCCGTGAGAGGACTCGAACCTCCAACAAATAGATCCTTAGTCTATTGCCTCTTCCAATTGGGCTACACGGACGAGTTCCAGAACTAGGATTCGAACCTAGACGTACACCTTCAAAGGGTGCTGACCTGCCAATTAGTCGATTCTGGATTAGGAGTTCAGGGTGGGATTCGAACCCACGATAAGAAGTTTTGCAGACTTCCGCATTTGACCACTCTGCCACCTGAACGGAGAGCCCTTAGTGAGAATCAAACTCACGACCTCATTCTTACCAAGAATGCGTTCTATCACTGAACTATAAGGGCGGGGTGACGTATGGGAATTGAACCCATCTAGGCGGTTCCACAAACCGCTGCCTTACCACTAGGCTAACGTCACAAGGCAGTAGGTAGATTTGAACTACCGACCATAGGCATATGAGACCCGTGCTCTGCCAGACTGAGCTATACTGCCAACGGAGAGTAGAGGATTCGAACCTCTGGTGCTGTTACACACAAGACCTTTCCAAGATCTCACCATAAACCACTCGGACAACTCTCCAGGCGGAAGATGTTGGATTCGAACCAACGGAGGTTTTATCCTCACGGTTTAGCAAACCGCTGCATTAACCGCTCTGCCAATCTTCCAAGTAGGGAGAGGGTGGAATCGAACCACCATTGCCAATGGACGGAATCGAACCGTCTCTGATACCGTCGTATCCACCATCCAAGGTGCTCTCCCATATCGTAGGTGTATCATTTGAGAGGATTCGAACCTCCATTGCCGCCCTCCAAAACGCAAGTGCTATGGCGGAGTGTTACCGTTACACTACAAATGATATCCTTACGTTGCTTACTCCTAGATTCTACTCATCAGATTTACTTGTTGGACCTAATCGTTGGAATACTCGCTGCGTTCAACTTATTACCCTGTCTCGACTTGAACGAGACTGTTTTCTATAGCCTTTGCGTTTGTTAGTAATAAGCATACTGACAGGTTTCTTTTACCTTTCAGTTTTCCGTTCAACCCAACTTTGGAATAAAGTTTAGGCAAGTGGAACCGACAAGATTTGAACTTGTGACCGCTCGGTTATCAGCCGAGTGCTCTACCACTGAGCTACGATTCCATCAAGGTAGGAGTCGATATCAACAACCTACCAGTTTCAGTTTTCGGACTGAAAAACCTATCACTAACCAACCGAAGTTTCATAACGGAGGAAG